TGTACTTACTTATATTACACTTGCTATTGCTTGTGGGCTTGGTATTGCTATTTTCACTGATGCTCTTGATTGGACCACGCTTACTGAGGTGCAAAAGGGGCTAATCACAACATTTAGCGGTTTTTTTCTGCGCACTTTAGGTGACGTATATGGATACTGGTTTGGATCCTCAATGGGTTCAGAGGGTAAAACAAAGGAACTAACCAAGCTGACGCGCAAGTAAATGCGTTAAAAACCACTATATATAGGTAATATATATAACATAACCTTAAACATTTAAACCAAATGACATTTTATTACCGAACAGCCACCTTTGGCGATGGCCAAAAACCGTCAAATGAACAACTCGCGTGGTGGAAGCGAGCGGCAGAGAAAAAGAACTGGCGTATTGTTCGATTACCTAATGGTTACTTTCAAACCGAACTAGACCTAGGCGAAGACCAATGGCATGATGTCACTCGCCGGGAAACTATTGAGGGTGCTGAAAATGCAATCGATTCTTCAATTGAGCATTTTGTAAAGAAGCTCGAGTATGCACAAGGACCTAAAGTAGTTAAAACATTCGAATAAGAAACCAAAATAATTTAATTTAATGGAATTTAATAACCCGAGCGAGATCGTTAAAGATCTTACGTTTGGCCGTATGGCCAATTCAAAAATTATGTCCGGCGTCAACAAGTTAGCGAACGCAGTGAAGTCTACACTAGGGGCTTCTGGTAAATGCGTAATCTACGAAGACGCCCTGGGCCGGCCGGTCATTACAAAAGATGGTGTAACCGTAGCGGAAAGCGTAGTCTTATTTGACCCGGTCGAAAATATCGGAGCCACCTTAGTCAAGGAGGCTGCGGCAAATACAGTGCGTGAAGCGGGTGACGGTACAACAACGGCTACTGTCCTCGCGCACTCACTTTTGCAAGAATTAAATAAAGTAACAGATGAATCCACGGTTAGAGAAATTAAAAAAGGCGTTGATGGTTGCGCTAAAGAGATTGTGCATTATCTTGATGCTGCCAGTGTGGCGGTTGAGGGTGACATGCTACAACAAGTTGCTTATATTAGCTGTAACAACGATAAAGAGCTTGGAGAAAAGATCGGACAAGCTTTTGAAAGAGTTGGAAAAGATGGAGTTGTATTAATGGAGGAATCCGATACAAACGAAACGTATGTTGACTTTGTAGAGGGCACTCAATTTGACTCCGGCATTAAATCATCGCATTTAATCACGGATAAAGACAAGGGTACGGCTGTTTTAGACAATCCTTATGTGCTTATTGTCTCTTCCCCTATCCCTAACATCAGAAAAATACAAAGTGTCCTAGAACACGTCGTAAAATCGAATAGAAGCCTGCTTATAGTCGCAAGTGTTGAGCAGCAACCTTACCAAACGCTTTTGGCAAACAAGGTAAAGGGTAATATCAAGGTAAACATTGTAGATTTACCTGGATTTGGGCCAACAAAACAAGAAACACTTGAGGACCTAGCTATCTTAACGGGTGCAAAGGTAATCAACGAAGAACTTGGTGACGATCTAGATTTAATTAGTCCAGATGTATTAGGTGAAGCAGTTAAGTCTGTGACGAACCAGAAAAACACTGTACTGCAGGTTGAAACAGACCGTGAGCTGCTCCAAGAGCGTATAGAAATGGTACGTACAAAAATCGCCAATGAAACCAATGGTTTTTTGAAGACTAAGCTAGAACAGCGACTATCAATGCTTACTGGCAAAGTCGGGTTGATTTATGTAGGGGCAGACTCTCAGGTCGAACTAAAAGAAAAGAAAGATCGCATTGAAGATGCAATTTACGCAACACAAGCTGCGTTAAAAGAAGGTATTGTCGCAGGCGGTGGCGCCGCATTATTGCACGCGTCACATAAAATTAAGCCTAAGAATGACGGCTATAAAGCATCGCTGAATGCAATCAAAGCGCCGTTCAACACCATTATGCAAAATGCTAATCTTGATATTCAAGATCCGGTGTTAACTAAAAACAGAGGTGTTGATGCGACAACAGGTAAAGAGGTTAATATGCTAAAAGCCGGTATTATTGACCCAGTGCTTGTAACAAAGACGGCATTAAAAAATGCAATTAGTGTAGCGACTACAATTATTTCCGCTGATGTAGTAATTTCAAACATGAGAATCAATGAAGGCGGTAAATAACTATATTGTAATTAAGAAAATTAAGGAGGCAGCCAAAAAGGTTGCCGGCCTTGAATTAACAGAAAGCCAGAATACCGACATTAGGTATTTAAAGGCTGAAGTTGTAACCTGCGGGCCATTAGTGATTGGCGTTGAAGATGGCGATATTATCCGATATGACAAACACGCTGGTTTTGGTATTGAATGGAAAGATGAATTATTCCATGTAATTACCGTTAATGACGTTGTTATTGTAGAATGAGATTAACGGCGTCAGATTTAAAAGAAATGAATCTCCTAAAGTATTACAGGCTCGTTAGAAAATGGGCCTGTAAAACTTACGGGATAAATGACGCGGATCTTGAGCTATTGATTTATCTTGATTGTAAAGATCGATTTACGCGTGATGATTTTATTAATGGGACCTACACCTACTCTTGGGATAAAGATCGGTGGGAACGGTTAAGAAGAGAAGGCTGGATTGAGGTATGGCGGCACAGAAACCGCACTACAATTAAATACAGTGTTTTTAAAACTTCTTATAAAACAAAAAGAATGATTACTAGAATATATAACATTCTTTTAGGTGAAGAAGATATACCGTTTGGTTCCTCTAGTAAGTTTTATAAAAACAAAACATATACCGATAAAGTCTACAACAAGGCAATTGACGATATGATTAAAGATAAAGATCGATGATGCAAGTTAAACCAATCACACAGCGCGCTAAGTGTAAGTACGGCAATATGCCGGTTAATCAAGAAGTGACGGTTGATGCTGGCGGTAAAACACCGTTAAAGCTAGGATCAAGCCCATTACAAAAAAAAGGCTGCGGATGCGGCTGCGGTGGATAATGTTTAAATTAAAGGACAAAAGCACGCTTTTTGGTATTAATAAAGAAGCGTCAGAGTTTGGCACGCCGGTATTCGAAAAGAATTTAGGCCCTGGCATTGAAGCTGAAGCTAATCGCGACGGCACTGTATTTGTACAAAAAGGCCTGAGTCAGCAGAAAATTAATCAAGCTGTAGAGCATGAGAAGGTTCACTTAGAGCAAATGATGCAGGGTAGATTAGGATACACTAACGATGAGGTTATGTGGAAGCAAGACACCAAATCGCCAATGAAGTTTTTTAACAGAAAGCTTATGGCTGAAGGTGCGCATAATCTACCGTGGGAAAAAGAAGCATATCAAAAAACTAAAAAATAACGGGGTTACATGGCTTACGTACAGGAAAACTCACCATTCAAAAAGCTTAGGAAAACGACCAAAGGAAAAGGTCGTCATTTCCTTACAGCTAAAGAGGGCGCTGGAATGACTCAAGCGGGTCGTGACGCGTATAACCGCGAAACAGGCGGTAATGTAAAAGCACCTCAACCAAGGGGTGGCAAACGTCGTACGTCATACTGTGCGCGTTCAAAAGGACAGATGGAGATGCACAACATCAACTGTTCTAAAACACCGGATAAACGTATCTGCGCCGCACGTCGTAGATGGAAATGCTAAATTAGATACGTAATAAAGTAAGTAATAATAAATACATAAACAATTAAATTTTAATCAAATGAAAAAAATTACAGAAGAAGAATTGAGCAAATTGCAAGAAATTGTTGGCAGAATTAACGAAGGACAAGCCACCATTGGTGGTTTGGAGATGCAAAAAGCATCTATTATAGGTGCCGTTAAAGTAATGCGCGAGGATCTTGCTAAGATGCAAGCCGGGCTTAAGGAAACTTATGGTGATGTGAACATCAACCTATCTAGCGGCGAGATTACTGATGCAGATAATCCGCAAGATTAGTATAGGAAAAGACTATAAAAATGACGCCATGCACTATTCTGTTGGACAGGAAGTGTATGGCGGTCATACTATAGTTAACATTATAGAGGAAGAAGAAAAGTATTCCATCTATATTCAGAAAGCCGATACTGTTATGCCATGGAAAGACTTTAATAAAAACATGGCCATCTCTGTTGAATACGATTTGAAATACTAATGAGAAGTGTTTTTAATTTTTTAGTAGAGCCCAAAAACGGCAGAACAACTGCGACAAAGCAGATTGACGATAAAGAATTACTTCTTAATACAGAATTACAAAACCATCAGTACACCAGCCGCTTAGGCGTTGTTAAAGCAACACCAACAGCAATGGACACCGAAGTGCAAGTTGGCGATGAAGTTATACTACACCATAATGTCTTTAGAGCGTTTAGGGATATTAGGGGTAAAGAAAAAAACAGTAAGTCATTTATTACTGATGATCTCTTTACAGTAACCATCGACCAAATTTATGCCTACAAAAGAAACGGTGAATGGCGTGCTATTGATGGTTTTTGTTTTGTTAAGCCAATCGCTAATAACAAACCGTTTAGCTCAGAAAAAGAGCGGCCGCTCATAGGCAAGGTAAAGTTTGGCGGCGATAATATCAAAAAAGATTCGCTTATAGGGTTCACGCCTAGCAGCGAATACGAATTTAATATTGACGGTGAGCGTTTGTATCGCGTCCGTGCTAATCAAATTACCGTGGAGTATGAATACCAAGGAGACGAAGAAGAGTATAATCCAAGCTGGTCGCAAGGCAGTTGAGGAACTTATAAAGTGGCAGAAGAAAAAATCATTACCAATACGGAAGATGATATTTCGGCTGACCGCTTAAAAAATGCTGCGGCTACAAAAAAGCTTGCAATATTTGATGCCTTCGAAATCCTTACACGCATTGAAGAGGAGGAGCGTATACTAGAGAACAAGCCTAAAGTAGAAGAAGAAAAGAAAGCTTTTTCTGGTTTTGCTGAAAGACGATCTAAATAATGTACGAGCAAACTCTGGTAAAAACCGTTGAGCCTATAAAGCTTGCTACAATACATCGTTTAAACAAATCTAAGCGGTGGAAATATGGCTACAACAAAGAACACGACGTTGTAGTTATAAGCAAAACAGGCCAAATTGGCGAAATAATTGAAATACAAAACTTAGTTATAGCATTGCCGCCTGAACCGAAAGGTTTAAAGAAAGGTGCAAACAAATGGCAAGTTGCAGAATATCCCGCAGAGCTTAAGAACATAAAAACTATATTCGACTGGAAAACATACCCGGATGAGTTTAAAGCAAAGTGGGAGGGTTATATTGACGAAGAGTTCAATCGCCGCGATAATGGGCATTGGTTTTATAATAACAGTGTTCCAACATATATTACCGGCACGCATTACATGTACTTACAGTGGAGTAAGATTGATGTAGGTAATCCCGACTATCGCGAAGCAAACAGATTGTTCTTTATATTTTGGGAAGCTGTAAAAGCAGACAACCGTTCTTACGGCATGTGTTATTTGAAAAACCGTCGTTCTGGTTTTTCTTTTATGGCTTCCGGCGAAACCGTTAATATGGCGACAATATCATCTGATGCTCGTTTTGGTATATTATCTAAAACGGGTTCAGATGCTAAAAAAATGTTTACCGATAAAGTTGTACCTATATCTGTAAACTACCCATTCTTTTTTAAGCCGATTCAAGATGGTATGGATAGGCCAAAGACTGAATTGGCATATCGTGTTCCAGCTTCAAAACTAACACGAAAGTCGATGCAAGACAATACCCGTGAAATTATGGAAGGTCTTGACACTACAATTGACTGGAAAAACACAGGCGATAACTCGTACGATGGTGAAAAGCTGAAGCTGCTAGTACATGATGAAAGCGGTAAATGGGAAAAGCCTGATAATATCCTCAACAACTGGCGCGTAACAAAAACGTGTTTGCGTCTCGGTTCAAAGATTATCGGTAAGTGTATGATGGGTTCAACATCAAACGCTTTAGATAAAGGGG